ATTACTCTATTAGAGAATACTACCAGAAAGGATTTAACAATGGTGTGTATGCTCTCAGTGAAGAAACTGGTCTAGTTAATGGATATAGTGAAGTAGATGCTGCTGATAGAATGGTTCTTACCGTAAGTTCTGGTAAGGCATATGTCAAGGGTTATGAAATTGTTAATAAAGAGTCGAAACCACTAGAAGTAGAAAAAGGAAGAGATACTCTTTCTAGAGACAACGTTACTCTAAAGAGTCGTGGACTTCCAGAGTTTAATATTACCAACGTATATGGTTCTGTTCCTTTGAACAACGTTGGCGATACAATTACAGGATATCCAACTGTAACTTTAAATTCAACATTTACTGATGGCACAATTGGGTTCTCTGGTCTAGAAGCATCTTCATATTACAAGAGAACTGTTAATAGAAGATCAAAACAACTTGGTATTAATACTGGTATTAAAACTATTTGGGTTCAACTTTCTGGGACAGTTCCATCTAACACTGATGCTATTCCCAACACTTTATGGTTTGTCACTACAAGAGGAACTGGAAGTGTTCTTGGCAAATCTGTTGAGGTGATTGCTAAATCATTAGTAACCAGAGAAGATATTGCAGCAGCAACGACATTTGCTGAACTTACTGTTATTGGCGATAAGGCAATTCTAGATGAGTTCTTGCTTGAGTATGATACTGGATTCCCAAATGTTTTTGAGAAATACCTATATCAAACCGAAGCTGCTATGCTCTCCGAGACGGGAGAATGGGGTACAATTAGAGACTACAATGCTAGTATTACTCCAGTAATTGGTTTGGCAAAACCAAAAAACTTTAGACTTATCAATAGAGCATTAGGATTTAATCCAGATACTGATATTGTTCTATCTAGAGGTAGATCTGGAACACAAACTCCTTATGAGGCTACATTTGGATTTAGTTATTTCAATCCAACATTCTTTACAAAACTAACTTTAGATAGAAGTATAGCAGACGGCACCTTTACAAAAGGTAAGTACATTTATGGAAAAGAAAGTAAAGCGTATGCTGTTATTGAGAATGATACTACAGAAAATTTCTCTGGAAATAACACACTGTTTGTAACTACTCTGTTTGGACAGTTTATTTCTGGCGAAACTATTATTGATGAAGCAAACAATACTATTAAAATTGCTAAGAACAACACTCTGTCACACTTTGTTGTTACCAAACGAGGTGCTAATTATGATGGTTCTGAGAACATGTTCATTAATGGTGCTGAGTATGATCAATCTAAGATCGACTTGTCTTACAACTCTAGTGGAACAGCAATTGTATCTGCTGTAATTTTAGATCAAAAAGTTCGTAATATTGAGTATTTTTCACCACCTGTAGTTACATTAACTGGAGATGATGATAATGCTACCCCTGCTATTATTGTTCCTGTATTGTTTAGAGATACTGTTCTGACTTACACGCCTCAAAATGTGAAGTCATTTGCTTCGGTATACAATAACTATACTTTTACAGCAGATATTGATGTATCATCTTCATCTTATGCTACATACACTCAAATTAGTGACTTTAGTTTCTTTGGATCTGAGGGAGGAAAATATCTTGAGTGTAATGGATTTGGTGCTAACTTAACTGGATTAATTCAGGGAGACATTATTCAGTTTACCGATGCTGATAACAACGTAATCAGAACAGTTGTACAATATGTTACCGAACCTTCTGGTATTGATAAATCAAGAATTTATCTCGATTATTCTCTACCAGCAGATGTTGTAAATGCTACTATTATTAAATTACGTCCAAGAATTGCTAACTCTTCATCTTCATTGGTGTTCCCAACAGGAAGTAAGCAAGTCGCTTCTTTAGTTAGTGATACCAGCGATACTAAGTTCAAGTATTACATCAGAAAAGATTTTGTAACTGAACTTTCTGCTGCTGGTGGATTACTAACTTTCACCGCTCAATTGCCAGTTGGTACACAAAAGTTTGTTGGATTTACTGAACAAAACTTTATCATTACTGTACTAGATAAAGGATCTTCTACAGTTGTAGAAAATGGTGATATTGTTTATATTGATCCAAGATACGTCACTATTACAGATTCTCAAGTTACTGCTAGCACAGTTACAGCTGGCGCTTTGGCAATTGAAGGACTACCACAGAATTACTTTGGAACCATCCTTGATGGCAACTATCCAACTCTCAAATTAACCGCTACGGTAGAGATCGACAAAGCACGTCCTAGATTAAAAACTGTAGTCAGAAATAAGAGAGTTGTTGTCGTTTCAAGTGGTGACCGTGTAATTCCTATTAGAGGTCAAGATTATGATTCTGATATTATTGAAACGTTCTCATATTCTGATGTATTTAAATTAAAGTATATTTACGAAGGAACGGTAACTAATCCACCATCAGTAGATAGATCTGGTAATTTGATTAGTGGAACAGACGTTACATACAAGTTTAGTTTTGACAATGGTCAGCGTGACACTTATTATGATGTTTCTAGAATTATTCTAAAACCTGGATTTGATGCTCCTACAGGTCAGTTAATTATTGCTTTTGATTACTTCAACCATTCTGCTGGAGATTTCTCTACCGTTGATTCTTATGTACACGAAGCTGGTGTTACAGCGGAAGAAATTCCTTTGTTTAACTCAGAAGCAAATGGTTTAGTAGCACTTAGAGATTGTATTGACTTTAGACCAAAGGTAGACAATAACACTACAATTACTGGTTTCCAAGATAACTCAATTGTTTCTCTATTCGATTCTACCGACTATATTAGCTTTACTGGTAATGGCGGCATTCCTTCTGCTACTCCTGCTCCAGATACAAATCTAATCTTTACTATGTCATTTAGTGAGAAGCAGTATCTTGATCGTATTGATGGATTGTTCCTTACCAAGCAAGGAGATTTTGTTGTCAAGAAAGGCAACTCTTCTCTCAACCCATCCAAACCAGAACCAATTGATGATGCTATTTCTCTTTGCTATCTACATATCCCTGCTTATACTAACAGCAGCAAAGATGTAAGAGTTATCCCAGTTGATAACAAGCGTTATACTATGAAGGACATCGGTAAGTTAGAGAAGCGTATCGAACGTCTTGAATACTACACTACTCTAAGCATTCTAGAGCAGCAAACACAGAACATGCAAATCAAGGATGATCTTGGTCTAGAAAGATTTAAGAGTGGATTCCTTGTAGATAACTTCGAAGCACATAGAGTTGGAAATCTTAAATCAGTTGATTACAAGTGTGCTATTGACACTCAGCAATCTGTTCTTAGACCACAATCTAAGGAAGATAGCTTAAGTCTTAGAGAAATCAACACAAGAGATGACCAAAGACAAGTTGCTGGTTACACAATTAAGAATGGAGTTGTTTCTCTGCCATACACTGAAGTAGAAGTTTTGGGCAACAAAAATGCTACTAAAACTATTAATCCAAATCCATTTGTTGTCATTCAATATGTTGGCGAGTCAGTGATTACTCCACAACAAGATTCTTGGTATGATCAATCCGTCGCTCCTCTTGTTTCTGATTCTAATACTAAACTAAATTCTATTTACTTAGCAAAAGAAGAATATCTTGCTGATGCTTATTCTAGTATTTACAATTCATTCATTGTAAACTGGTGTGGTACTGATCAGGCATTCTTGCCAATTGAATCTCTAGCAAATGTCAATAGTGAAGATCTAGAATCTTCTGTACAAACTGCCAGTGTTGCTAGTTCTTCCAACACCAGTCCACAAAATAATGAACTAGGAAAAGGACAATCTTCAAGGCAGGTTGGTAATAAGAAAATTGCTAGTTCTGTAACGTTCTTTGCTAGATCAATTCCAATTAAGTTTGTTGTCAATCGTCTGAAGCCTAATACCAGAGTATACGTCTTCATGGAAGGTCGTGATATTAATGGATGGGTAGTTCCTGATACGAGATTTACTGGTATTGCTGGAAACTCTTTAACTTCATTTGGATCTGAACTTGTAACAGATTCTAATGGTAATCTTAGTGGTATTATTGTAGTTCCAGCAGGTCTAAAACCAACTCCAAATACCAGATGGACTGGTAACGTTGATACAGTTTCATACAGTGAAGGTTCTGAAGAGGTTAGATTTACAACTGGCGTTAAGACCATCAGATTTACATCAAGTGATCAAAATCAAGATAAAGCATCTGCTGATACATATGCCGAAGTTCAGTTCTATGCTACTGGAGCTCTTCCAAACAATCCTCCAAGTATTACATCTACACAAGCAGCATTCTTCAAATCAAATGAGGGTGTACAATTAGTTGATAGCAATACCGACAACCCAATCAAACCAAATCCTCTTGCTCAAACATTCAAGGTTGAGAATTTCCCACTTGGTATGATGACAACTGGTGTAGATCTCTTCTTCCAGAAAAAGAGTTCTTCCGTTCCTTTAAGAGCATATTTGACCGATGTCGTTTCTGGTAAACCAGGAAAGAATATTATCCCTGGCACACAAGTGTCTCTTAATCCAGAAACATATTTAAAAGTGTATGTAACGGGCGAGAAAGAGACGGTAACTATTGGTAAGGGTGAATATGTATCTGGAACTAGTTCTAACGCTTCTGGACCTATTTTGAAGGTACTGGACGCTAATAACGTAGAGGTTGGTGATGAGTCAAGCACTACATTTGAGTTAAACAAAGAACAAGTTTACACTTTGGTTCTAAGCAATCATAATGGAACAGCATTTGTTCCAAACGAATCACTATCAATTCCTTCTATTGTTAGTTACAATGCTAAGAATAATACCACTTTAGGAATTTTTATTGCTAAAGATTCTGGTAAGGTTACGAGATTAAAAGTTCTCGACACTGGCGACAATTACGAAACCGCTTCGTTAACAATTGAAAGTCCACAACTTCCAGGTGGTTCTTCTGCTACTGCCAGCGTTGGTGTTTCTGATGGCAAGGTTTACAATGCTGAAATTTCTCTATCTGGTCGTGGTTATACTGAAGCTCCATCAGTTGTTATCAAAGGTGTAGGAACTGGTGCTGCTGGTGCTATCATTCAATCATTCATTGAAATTGATACACCTGCTGTTAGCATGGGTATTGCTACAGACTTCGAAGGTGATATTGAATCAACTACACCAACCAACTTCAAGTTTAAGCACCCAGTTTATCTACAGAACAATACCGAATATGCTTTAGTAGTAGAGACTGATTCTTTGGATTATGCTCTCTGGGCATCTAAGTTGGGAGAAATTGAAATTGCTACCAGCAATGTAGTTACTACACAACCTTTACTTGGTTCTGTTTATAAGTCACAAAATACAGATAACTGGACAGAAGACTTGTTCGAAGATTTGAAGTTTGTTCTATATCGTGCTAATTTTGATATTGCTACTGAAGGAAATCTAGAACTTACTAATGATTCTTTAGGTTATGAATTGCTAGACATTTCTCCTTTCGAAACCAGTGTTAGATCTCCATCTAATGCCACATCACCACTCTTCAAAAATAATAATTCTATTATTAAAGTAAATCATAGAAACAATGGATTTGAAGATAGTGGCAATTCGTATGTGTTCTTTGCTAATACACAAGACGTTGGTGGTATCTCAAGTGCTACTCTGAATGGAAGATTATTTAAAGTTTCTAACTCTGGTTTAGATTTCTATAACATTGTTTCTCCAAACCCAGCTGGTTCTAGCGTACTTGGTGGCGGAGATAAGGTTATTGCTTCTTTCAACAGAAAGTATGAAAGACTTTATGCTCAGATTCCTCACTTAGAACTAGAGGGAACTAAGATTGATACATTTGTTTCAACAACTAACGTTATTCCAACGGATGCCAGTGTAACAAATTACGATTCTTATTCTATAACCGACTATGAACAAACTTTCTTAAATGAAGAGCATTTCTTTATTAATCAGAAGATTGTTGCTTCGGACATTAACTCTATTACCAATGGCATTAAAGACAGTCTTAAGTATAAGTTGAGACTTAAGTCAACAAACTCTGCTGTTTCCCCAATCGTCGATCTTAGAACTGCTTCTGTCAAGACAGCATCAAACCGTGTAGAAAATGCCACTGGTTATGAGAATCGTTATGGTAAGAGAAATCAAATTCTAACTTTCTTACCACTGTTTGATATCACTGTAGCTGTTTCTGGTGACAACTCCGATCAATTTGTAGCAGGAACTGTTATTGTTGGACAAAATTCTAAAGCAGAAGGATATGTCGTATCATACGAAAATGGAACTGCTCGTATAAGATTGAGAACACAAACAGAATTCCAGGCAAGTGAGTCATTAACGTTGATCAACACCTCAGGTGAGACTGTTGGTGATGTCAGTTTACAAGTTGGAAACATTTCTAGAATTACATTTAACTTTAGTGTTGGATCTAACTTAATTGCTTATTATCCTTTTGATACTGATACGGATTACAACAACAAGATCAATGGCAAAATTGTTCTGTGGGATCCAGAAGAAAATATTCTTGTGGTTGAGAATGCTTTTGCTCCCATTAATAACAACTACACTGCCAGCAACACAGAAGATACTGCTTATGTAAGGTTAGCTTCTTCAACTAGTCAGCAGGCAGATATCTTTAGAAAAGGTGATGTTATCAAGACAACTGCTGGAACAGAATCATTCCTAGAGATTGCTACAATGACATTTGATACTGGTATTGATTATGTACCAGAAACAGATTCTTCTAATAGTTCTGCTATTGCCAAATACGTTACTAAGGAAGTTTCTATTAACAATCCTGGCAGTTCTATTACGGTTAAAACTACAGTTAACCTTCCTGATATTGAGAATGTCAAAGTATATTACAAAATTAAAGAAGCTTCGAGTTCTATCAATTTTGAAGATACTAATTGGATTCCTTTCAATAAAGATGGCAATCCAGATTTTGATGTTATTGCTACTCCAGCAAATTCAATCTCTGGTCAATTTGAAAAACAAGAAGATTATCAAGAACTAACATATAGTGCTTCAGATCTTCCAGATTTCAGTTCATTTGCTGTCAAGATTATTATGAAATCTGAAAACCCAGCATATGTTCCTAAAGTACAAGACCTACGAGCAGTTGCTTCATACTAATGAAATACTTAAAAGTAGAAGGTCACGATAACTTGGTTCGTGACCTTGATACGGGAGCTATTATCAATACAGATAAACCTTCTCGTAACAACCTTTCTCATACAATGACCAATGCTCTTCATGACATAAATACTTTGAAGGAAGAACTATCTGAAATCAAACTACTTCTTAGAGAGATCGTAAGAAATGCCAGCAATTAACGTCGCCAGAACAGATACCTTTGAGGTTCAAAGGCAAAAGATTAACCAGATTGGAGATATCCTATCGAACATTTCCGCTGGCGGAAGTGATCTCCAAACTGGTAATTTGAAATTGGGTGATGGTACAAAAGAAGTTCCTTCTCTTTCTTTTATTAGTGATTCTACATTAGGTTTATACAAACCAGACAATTCACAGATTTCTTTTGTATCTGATGGTAAAGATTTAATCAGACTTGAAACGGAAGCATTTTATACGTTTCAAGATTTATATGTAAGAAAGAAAACATTAACGTCGGCTGGTTTTTCTATTACGAACGCTGGACAAAATTATGATGTTGGCAATTTTAGTGATGTCAATGTAATTGGTGGTTCTGGATCTAATGGTTCTGTAAATTTAGTTGTAGAATCTTTTGGCGGTGATATAACATCTGCTGGTAGTAATTATCTAACAGGAAGTTATAGTTCCATTCCATTGGTTTCTGATGGTGCTGGATCGGGAGTAACTGCAAACTTTACTACAGGAACTCCAGTATTTGTAATTCAAAGTGGTGGTTCTGGATATACTGATGGTGTTTATAGCAGTATCAATGTAGTATCTAGTGGGAGTGGTCAAGAACAGCAACTTACCCTAGAATTTACTGGCGGACAGTTAACTTCTATTACTGTAGAAAATGAGGGTCTATACCATTTAGCAGGAGATACTTTTAGCGTTCCAAATTCTGAGTTACTTTATTTTGACGAAGATCTTCAGGAAGAAGTACAAAGTGGTGGAGCTGGTGCCACTATTGCTATCAGTAACAATCCAAATACTATTGATACAACAACAGTAGAATTTGTAACTAAAGGCGACGGACATGCTGTTGGAGATAACCTAACTACTCCAGGATCTCAAACCTTTACTGGAGATCTTGGTGGTACTGTATCTGGAGTGTCTACTACTTTAGGAGCAGGAACAAGTATTACAGTTGCTTCTACTGCTGGTATTATTGCTGGTATGGATGTTCTTCAGGTATCTGGGGATGGTCAACTTGCCGATGATACAACTGTTGCTAGCGTCACAAATTCCACAACTCTAGTATTATCTGCTGCCCCAGCAGCCTCTGGTGCTGTTGTTTTAGATTTTTCTAGTTCATCTCTTAGTAGCATTGCTTTATCTGGAGATGTATCAACTATTATTTTAGGATCTTCTATTAGTGGTGGTGGATATACTGGAGAAGTTACTGGTGTCGATATTGACTTAAATGAAATTAGTATTGTACCAGATAGTACAACTGCAGCAAGTAATGTAACTTTTACAATTGATCCCCCATATGGCACGGGATCGGGATTTAATTTTTTAATTGATGCTGTTGGTGTTGTTACAAGTGCTTTAGTAAATAACGAAGGAAATGGATACGATGCTGGTGATGTATTAGCAGTTAATGCTGCTGATCTAACAAATCCAATTCCAGTATTTGTATCCGTATTTGAGGGACAGCAAGTTACTGCTACAGGAAACGTTAATGTTTCTGTCGGTGATAACGTTAATACATATACGCCACCAGATGCCGAAGCAGGAACTCCAGCATCATATGGTCCAGATTTAGAAGTTATTGAAGTTATTAATGGTACTACTTTCATTGCTTCTAGTGAAGAGCAGTTAGGGCAGGGAGTTCAGTTTTCTGTCAATGCTGGAGGCACAGTATATACATCTGATGAATCTATCCCAGCAAATAGATATTACGCTGGATTTGATGAAGAAAATCAAACTTTAACACCAACACTTACTCTTTATATTGGTAGTAAGTATCAATTCCAACAAACTGATGGTTCATTTGGTACACACCCACTATCATTCTCTAGTCATCCAGATGGAAGTAGAAATCTAGTCTCTGGGGTGACAGCAGATTTAGATGTTGCTTCAACTACAATTACTGTATCAGATCCTACTGGTATTCTTGTAGGCATGGTGGTATCTGTTACTGATGGAGATGGTGGTGTTAATATTGGCACTACTGTTCAAGATGTTACAGGAAGTGTTGTTACGTTGTCAGAAGTTCCCACTACAAGTGGTGTAGGGACAACTTTAAGTTTTAGTGGTGCTCCATTTACTGATGGTCTCACTTCTACTTCTGATGGATCTATTCTAGAAATTACAGCTTCAACTCCAGATCCTTTATATTACTACTGCCCTAATCATGACGGCATGGGAGGATCACACGATCCAGATCCAAATAACCCCAAAGTTTTTGGCGATGGGTTTGAACTAACTATTATTAGTGTTGCTATTGACGACACCATTTCTTTTGATGTAAGCACTGGAACAATAAATTCTACCGACATTGCTTCTGAAACAGGTTCTATTAAAGACCTCACAGCAGAAACTAAAATAGACACTGCTCTTATTAATGCTACGGATGTAGTTGCTACTAATATCACAGCAACATCTGGTTCTAATTTGTCTTTAGCATCATCTGGTGATGTTGATGTCACTGCTGTTAATTTTAAAGTAGGTGACATTGTTTTAAATTCTGCTAATAATAGCATTACATCTACTGGAGATATTAAGACATCAACAGTATTGAACGTCAATGATGTTACTACTATTACAAACAACACCATTGCTACCAATGCTACTAATGATTTAATTTTACAACCTGGATTTGGAAAGGTAGCTAAAGTAGATCAAGTCACTGCTTTGACTCTACCTGTTGGAGATACAAGTCAAAGACCACAAGTACAAGAAAGTGGGCAAGTTAGATTCAACAGTGAAACAAATCAGTATGAAGGATATAGTTCCTTAAATGGTTCTTGGTCTTCTCTTGGTGGTGTACGTGACCTGGATGGGGACACTACAATTCTTGCCGAATTAAATGTTGGTGATGATGACGATACTTTATGGTTCAGAAATGATGGTAACTACACATTAAAATTAGATAGAAATTTCTTAGATTTTAATACTGTCAAAGACATTAAATCCACAAAGCAAGGTATTCCTGAATTTAGTAAATGGATTGCTAATGCTCCTTTAACTGCTGGAACATATGTCAAAGAAGGTCTAAACTTATATGAAGTAACTGTAAGTGGTGTATCTGCTGGTCCTGGATCTCCTCCAGGAGATACTAGTGGAGATTCATTTACCAATGGTTCCGCTACTTTACGGTGGTATTCTCTTGCTGTTGCTCCACTAGTAATTGCTGAAGTTGAAGAATTTAGAATTGGACCAACAGAACCAATTCCTTTGGTTGTTAATGGCGATTTGAGATTTGCTGGAAATAAAATTTCTACTGATATTAATGATCTATTAATTCAACCAAACGGATTACAGAAAGTTAAGATTGAATCTGTTACATCGCTTGTATTGCCTGTTGGAGACTCAAACTCCAAAGGAAATCCAGAACAAGGATCTGTAAGATACAATACTACAGATTCTCAATTTGAAGGATTTAATGGTAGTCAATGGGGAGGTCTTGGTGGTGTTAAAGATATTGACCAAGATACTCTCATCCAAGCAGAAACTGCTCCTGGTGCTGATGAAGATACTTTATACTTCAAAAATGCCAATAATGAAACGTTAAGACTTAACGATCAAAAATTAGTATTCAATTACATTGATACTTTAGAGTCTGAAACTAGCAATGCTTTCAATTTTGTTGCTGATACTATTACGTTTGGATCACAAGACACAACATTATTGAACACTTCAGCTACCGAAACTTTCTTATTCTCCTCAAAAAATAATTTTGATATTGGTCTTTCATCTGGTCTAAACACAGATACATTAATCAGACTAACAAATACTGGCAAGATTTTCTTCAACACCTCATTTGGACTTGGAAATTATCAAGCAATTGAAATCTTAAATGAAGACCTATCTAAACTAGAACTATCTCATATTAAGACTCATACAAGCAAAGTCACACTTGTCAAAGGAACTTCAGATGTCAGTTCTGTTATATTGTATGATCCTGCCGTTGCTGAGTGTGCTCAAGTAGAACTTGTTGCTCACAATCAAGCAAGTGGAGACAAAGAGTTTATCCAATTTACTGTTATTGATGATGGTACGGATATATACCGTACAGAGATTGGTAATGTAAAAACTGGTCAAGAACTTGTTGGGACCACATTTGATTTCGATTCTTCAAGTAAAGTTCGTGTTACCTATACTTTAGATTCTGGATTGATTAATGGTAACAATGTTGATATCACTGTAGTAACTACCGTAATCAAGAGGTAATAAAAACCAATGGCAGGCAACTTAAACACACTAGATTCTGTTGGTGGATTTTCAGTATCTAACAAAGTAATTGTAAACCACACATATGATGCTAAAAATCTAAACACTCTAGAAGTAAGAAACAATTTTTATGATGATTCTTTTGCTCAGCATTATATTCTAAGAGGAACTAACACATCAACATTATCTGTTGATAACGTAAATGGTATTATTCCAATCCCTTCAAATACCATGAATTTTGTCGAGGCAGTCGTTATTGCTGTCAATGATGACAATACTGCTAGTATTACTCAAAAGTTAGAAAGTGCTTTACAAGTAAATGGTACTGGTGTAGTAACAGAGTTGTCTACAATGACAACTATTATTAAAGATAGTATTCCAGAAGGTCAAACTTGGGAAATCGATGTCTTTACTGGTGGTGGAGCAAATAAGTTTAGTTATTCTACCACAAGGATTGGTACAACTAAAACTGTCAAGTGGTGTGTATACGTTAAAGTAGTGAGTATCGACTGGACTTGATGCTAAATAGATAAGAGAATAAATCATCAGCGGGCTGGATAGAAGATGAGCTTTAAGTTTAATTCTGACAGGGAACAATTAAGAGCAATTGCTCCTCAGATTATCGGAGATGAAGTAATTTCTTACAGGTCTGGCACAGGAGCTGATGAGAAAGAGGTAATGAGGACCCTATTGGATCCTGATACAAAACTTCCTCGTGTTGGTATTAATAGAACTGGTAGTAGAATTGACAGATATGTAGTAACAAATCCAGGTTCTGGGTACACTCAGTTACCTACTGTCACAGTTGCTCCACCCCCCGCTGGTCCTAATGCTCGTCAGGCATTTGCTTCTGCTTCTGTATCTGCTGAAGGTAGAGTTGTTGGTATTCTAATTGACGACCCTGGTGATGGTTATATTTCCGCCCCTGCTGTAAGTATCACTGGTGGTAACGGATCTGGTGCTGCTGCTGATTCTTTTCTCGACACTGTTGATTTTGAACTTGATATTAACGGTGCTATCAGAACATCTACTTCTATCATTTCTGATACGGCACGAATTTTAAACCTGGATATCGACAACCTCGTTACTCCAGACGCTCAATACAGAGCACCAAACTTAAAAACATTTATTAACAATACAGGAACACAATGGGTTCCAGATAAATTTTATCAAGAAAACGCTTTTGTAGTTCGTGGTGGTAACGTATACCAAGCAGTTTCTACTGGATATTCATCTGCTAACCCCCTAGATCCTCCTCTACACATTGATGGTATTGAAGTTAACGGTAATCCTATTACTGACTTAGCAAGACCTGGAGTTCTTTTTAAACACATCGGTTTCCGTGTAGCTGACCAGAACGAAGTATACTACAATGAAACTGGTGAAGCAGGTATCTATCCAAGATCTATCACTCCTTTACTTGGTGATAAGTCTGATAAAATTGCCACCACAGAATACGTCCTCAACCTAGCAACGAATGACGTTGGTGGTCGTATCTACGTTTCACAACAAATTGGTGACGACGAAAATGATGGTCGTTCTGCTGTTAATCCAGTTAGGACAATTAAAAAAGCATGTCAGTTAGCATGGCAGACTCCTGGTGTTAAAGAGTCTATCATTATTTCTGGTGGAGACTACACTGAAGATAACCCAATTTCAATTCCACCAGATGCTTCTATTGTTGGTGATAACCTTCGTCTAGTTATTGTTCGTCCTGCCAACCCAAGAAAGCACATTTTCAAGTTTGGTGATAAGAACTACGTTATTGGTGTTACCTATCGTGACCAGGAAGGTGCTGATACCTTTACCTGGGACTTTGCTATGGTCTTTGACGACAAGCAAAGAGTCACATATGATTCTACAGTAAATGGTGATTACGGAACATCTTGGCCAGTAGGTACACAAGTATTTGGCGATGATGCTTTTAGAGCAACTTTCCAGGATAACGGAGCTTTGTCAAGTCTTGTCTCTGGTCTTGAGATGAGAGGTGTTAATGGTGGTCTTATTAGATCTACCAGGGTAGAATTTACAACCACTACAGGACCGTCTGCCTATATTACAGGTGTATTTGATTATGTGAACGTATCTGGTGGTATTACTTCTGGTGAAACATTAAGTTTTGGTGGACCTAATACTGTTAGATTTACTCCAAATACGGCATACACAGTAGGTCAACTTGTTTGGACTAGCGATCACACATACAATGTTACGGTTGCTGGTACTTCTGGAGAAAATAGTCCAACACATGACCAAGGAGCTGCTAACAATGGTGATGGAACTTTAGAGTTTACATTCGTTAGAGATACTTACACTGTAGTTACTACGGATATCATTTCAATCAGACCTGAAGGTGAGGTCGTATTTGAAAATGTTCCAAATGATGCTGATCCTCCACTACCTATTTACAGAATTGACTTCTCTCAGCAAGGTCAAGCAGATATTGCTACTGGAGGTTATCAAGATCCTGGAATCCAAGAAGATCTAGGTGGCATTGTTTTCTACACCAATGCTCTCCAAGGTGCTGAAAACATTCACGATTTTAAAGAAGGAGAAGAGATCTTTATCTCTGGTCTTTCCACATCTGGTCCTGATCTATCAAGTCTTAATGGCATTTCGAGAATCTACAAAGTTATTGAAGATCCTGATGGTAGATCTAGACGTTTTGTTATTCCCAAAAAGTTACCATCTCTAACCGACGATAACTACGATCCTGGTCAGTTTGCTGCTGTAAGGACTGTTGCTAAGTCAGTTACACTAACTCTACTCAACTCACCATTTAAATTTAATGAAGCAACACCTGTTGCTAGACGATATCAAGACGCTTGTTTACAAATTAAAAACAACGCTGACTTTATTGCCGATGAAGTTGTAGGTAAGATTAATGATGAATTTAAGAAAGAATATTTCTCCATCTACGACATCGGTGGTACTGCTGCTCAGCAGTTTACCCCATCCAATGTAACTTATGATCCTGCTACTGGTTATGCTACATTCACCGTCAATGGTCACGGACTGACTGCTGGTGATGGCGTAAGTATTGCCGATGGATCAATTACATTTACTTGTGCCATGGATGGCAACAAGACTGAACATTACTACCCAGAGTCTCACAATTACTCTAGTGGAAAAGCACTTCCTGTAGAGAATCCAACAGCAAACACATTTGATCTCTATGTAGGTGTATCTGGTCCAGATCAACAATTCACCCCATCTGACGCTTCATATAATCCTGCTACAGGCGATTTAACGATTAACCTCAATACCACTCACGGTCTTTCTGTGGGCGAAGGTATTACAATTGATGATAATTCTTTGTCATTCACATGTGACATGGATAACAATCAATCAACTAAAACCTATCCACGTCCAGGTATTGACCCATATGCTGGTAGAGCAGTCAAGATTACTGCTGTACCATCTACTACAGAAATCACTGTTAACGTAGGTGCTTCTAGAGCTAATCAACTTTTCACCCCAACTGCTGCTACTTACGAACCTGTAACTGGCAACTTGACAATGACTATTGGTCAGCACGGTATTGGTGTTGGCAGAAATATTGTTCTTGAAGATGAGTCGTTTACGTTTACTTGTGCTCTAGATGGCAACCAAACAGAACACTCATATCCACGTCCTGGTGTTGATCCATATTCAGGTGGCAAATCTATTGAAGTTACAGCAGTAGGATTTACTCAACACACTGTAACTGATGCTCCTTATGATCCTGCTACAGGAGATGTAACTCTAACGGTTCCTAACCACGGATTTACCAACGGAGATTATATTAAACTAAGTGATGGTTCTTTAACCTATACATGTGACTTAGATGGTAATACTGTTCAAAAATCATATCCACGTGCTGGATATGATTATCCATCTGGTCGCTGGTTACAAATCACTAACGTATCTACCAATACATTTGATATTAATATTGGTTCTGCTGATTATACTGGCACCCATACGTTTGTATCTGCCACTGTAAACGGATTAGAAAGACAAGATGGAACTCTCACAATTAATGTAGGAACTTCTTCTGATACTTCACAACATACATTTGTTCCTGGAACTGAGAACACTAACGCTGTTAAGTATCTACCACAGTCTACCCACACATTTGTCGGCACTACCGCCAATTCTATTAAGCACCTACCACAATCAGCCCACACATTTGTAAGATCGGCATCTAACTCGCTATCTGTTGGTGGCGATCAATTTAAGATTTATCTTGGAACGTCTAGATTTGTCCACACATATGTCAGTGGTGGTACGATAACCTTTGGCGGTTCTTCATACAACATCACCAATTTTGAATACGATAACTTTATTACTGGCACTGCTACGATCACTATTGATACATCAATTCCTGGAGTATCAGAAGATAACATTGTAAAACTTGCTGATATCTTGGTTGAATGTGTCATTGATGGTGTAACAACTCAAAAGACTTATCCAAGTTTTAACATTCCTGTAAGTGACAATAAGTGTCGTAGAGACATCAAGCACTTCCTCAACGCTTTGACTCAAGACCTTGAGTTTGGAAGTAATAATAATATTCTTGATGCCGCTAAGAGATATATTGATGGCACTAACACTGAAATTACGTTTGTTGAGAATGAAATTATTCAAACAGTTCGTGCTATTGAATATGCTAGAGAACTAGCAATCTACGCTATGAGAAAGTGGAGAACTGGCAACGGTATGGCTGGCGATCCAATTTACACACCAGTATATTCTACTGTAGCAAGATACTTTGATAATACTATTATTGATGATGGCAATTCACCTGCTTGTGATAATGTAAGATCTGCTATTGATACTTTATCATATCTTTTTGTTGATGTACTCGCCAATAATGCTTCAGGAACATACTTAGATGCTGCTTATCTAATTGCCAGAAACAGAGATCACATCGCTGATGAAGCATACAATGCTGCTATTGTTCAATATCCAAATCTAGGTTTGGTTAATATTGATGAGCGTAAGTGTCGTAGAGATATCGGATTTATTCTACGTGCTCTTATTAGAGATTTGATCTTGGGTGGTAATGCTGGGATGCTTGAAGCTGCCGAGTCTTACTACACTGGCACACAACTAACTGGTATTCCAGCTTCTGAACTAGGTGCCACAATTTTTGCTTTCAATAAGGTGAGAGACCTTTCCATTGAAGCAATGAGAAATTGGGTAGATTCTTCTGGCAATGCTAGTAGTGCTGCTCTATACACACCAATTCCAAGATTTACTGATACATCAATTCTTGCTGATCCTGCTGGAAATCCACTATGTGCTGCTGTCGAGTCTTCTATTACCACAGAATTCCAACTATTAGAAGATATCTTAGATGGAACTATTGCTAAAGGTGCCACTGAAGTAAACACAGGAACTTTATTTGACACGGTTGGTCTCTATACGTATGCCGATAGCGTAATTAAAGACTCTGTTGGTAATTACATTACCGTAAAAGCAACTTACGATGATCTACCAATCATTGAAGCATCTCCATATACCCAAAACTCTTCTATCATCTCCAAGTTAGGTGGCGGTGGTGCTCTGATTGATGGTTCTAAAGTTAAGCAACCTAACTGTCCTTTCCCTGGACTAACACTAGATGGAGAAGCTCAATTCCCCAACCAGGGTAAATCGATGGTTGCTTCGGCATTCACGATTGTATCCGAAGGTGGTGTTGGATATAAGATTATTGAAGATGGTTATGTACAGTTAGTTTCGGTCTTCTGTATTTTCTGTGCTGATGGTATTCTTGCTGAGTCTGGTGGTTACGCTTCGGTTACCAACTCTGCTTCTAACTTTGGTATCTACGCTCTGAGATCTAGTGGTTTCAGAAGAGAAGCATATGAGTTTGACGTTGCTACAATCGGTAATGTTTCTTCTACTCCAACTGGAAGAACTATTCTTTCTATCAGTGGAATTGGAAGAGAACCACTTGAGCACTACGTTGTCAAGATTGATGGTTATGAGAATGTCAATCCAGATATTGAATACTTTGTTGACGTTGTAGAAGGAGTAACAGTTGGTCCTCCTTTCTCTGCTCAAATCACTCTTGAGTCTGGTTCTGGTGGTCCAGCAGAATTTAAAGAAATTTCTACGGGCAATGTAGTATCACTATCATCTCTGGTTGGTGCTACTGTCAGACTACACAGACCATCAATTGTTAACTCTTCTTCCCACACTTGGGAATACGCTGGTTCTGGTACTAACTATAATGCTCTACCTGAAAACGGTGGTGTTAAGATTGAGGCAAACGAGCAAGTCTCCGAGAACTATGGTAGAACATATGTCTCTGGTACTGACGAACTAGGTGACTTCAAGGTTGGTACATTTGCTAGAATTGAGAACAGAACTGGTAACATTACCTTCACGGGTACGGTTACCATCTCGGAAGTTGAATTCTTGAAACTGAAAGGTGGTGACGTTGTTGTTACTGGTTTTGATAATAGCAACACACTGGGCGGTGCTAACGCCACTGATTCCAAACTACCAACTCAAAAGGCAGTTAAGGACTTTATCACAAATAACCTCGGTCCTTTCATCAACAAACCATATTCTACGAACCCAGTTCCTAGAGCACTGGTTGAACTTACCGACTCTGGTAAGATCTCCGAAGATCAAATTCCACCTCTACGTCCTTTCCAGGTTTATACTGTTGCCGACGAGCCAGAACGTCTAGCAATTGAAGGAGCACTTGCTGGCGATATTGCTATTCAAGAAGGTGATCCTGATGCTGATCCACCAATTGACCCAAGCACATATATTCTTAACAACGATAACGATAGTTTATTCCTAGCGTTCCCTGTAGATACCACACTTCAATTTACTATTGGTGACGTTTTCACTGGTAATATTTCTGGCGGTAAAATTCAAGCAACTGAGTATAGACAAGGTGTTGTCTATCAGTTGAATATTACAGATGGTGGTTCTGGTTACATTACACCTCCTCTTGTTACAGTATCTGGTGGTAATCCACAATCAGGTGCTGTTCCCGCGGCAGTAACAACTGAGATCGCTAATGGTCAGGTTGTTATCATGAACATTGAGTTATTCAATGGATATAAGGGTGGTAAAGGATATACAACTCCACCAACTATCACTATTGCTGCCCCAGCTGGTTCTGGTACACAAGCTACTGCTACTGCTCTTATTGAAAGCAGACTCTATGGAGATATTGTTAATAACGTCAAGATTGTTGATACAGATACTATCGAATCTAGTGATCTTCCATCAGAAACAATTAATCTCACTCGTGTAATTAATACTTCTGGTCAAGATGCTCTTAATTGGGTATCTCTATCTTCTGATAGTATTTCTGCTAACCAAATTACTTCGGGTGTTATTTCTACAGCACGTCTGGCATCCAATGCTTCTGGAGAAGAGAGTGCTGCTAACTCATTCACCTTCCTAAGAGGCGATCAGTCTTATCAACCTGCTGTACAAACGATTAAAGGTCCCGAGACTAGATATTTTGCTAAACTAAAGACACAAGCAAATAGTGGTGCTTCTCAGTTAGTATTTGAATCCAACTCAAACTTCATTAAAGGTCATGAAGTTGTACAGATTACTGGTATTCAAGCAGACACCAATATTGATGGTGTACTAACTGAGGCTGGCGAAACTACCGTTACTCTAGATAAGTTCCTTACAGCAACTCTTGCTGCTAATACAGTTCTAGAATTCAATAGAGGTTCTTCTCCTCTAACCTTTGAGTCATCACAGACTCAAGGTGAATTTGTTGAGCAGATTGTTATTCAGAATGGTGGTTCTGGCTTCGATGCTGGTCCATTCTTCAATGTTCCTCTATCTGGTGGTAATGGAACAGGTTTGAGAGTTAACATCATCACAACTGGTGGTGTTGTTACTGATGTCACTATCGTTAATGGTGGTGAAGGATATGGTCAGAACACTTCCCAGCAAAATGTTGACTTTATTGTATCTTCTGCTCCTAGTGAAATTGGACCTGGAACAGGTTTAGTCTTACTGGCAAAAGTAACCACAGTTCTAAGACAGTACGCTAACGTTGCTGTTGACATTAACAGAGTTACTGATCTAACAACTTCTGGCGATCTATATGGTACTCTTGGTGTTGCTAGATTTAAGAAATCTCAGTTCGAAATTGGTCAATCTGGCAATGGTTCTGTTGATATTAAAACTGGTCCAGATAGTGGACTTGATGCTGATACCCTTGACGGTGCCCAAGGTTCTTTCTATCTAAACTCCAGTAACCAAAGTGCTGGTACTCTACCTGTTGATAGACTGTCTGGTACATATAACATCAACATTTCCAACCAGTCTGGTAGTACCCTTAGACTAAGAACTTCTACTACTACACCAACAAGTAATCCATCTCCAGATGAGTTTTCTGCTGGTGTCATTGCTGATACCAAGAATAATAATGCTGATAACCTATTTGATGGTGGAACCAGACACATGGTTCTTACTTTCAGAAATGGCGGTACTGACTTTGATGCTACATTTGGTGGTGTAAGACAACTTGCTATTACTGATGGTACTACCGACAATGGCGGTAACCTATGGCTTCGTGGTTCTTACAACAGTCCAGCAAATCAATTTGGCGATTGGCATAAGATTTGGAGTTCTGGAAATGATGGTACTCTTAGCGGACTAGATGCCGATAAGATGGATGGGCGTCAAGGCACATGGTATCAAACTGCTACCCATGTTAATTATGGTATCTTTAGTAACAACAGACTACCAAAACTACAGTCAGAAAAAGATATTCTAAAAACATTTAGAGTTCTTGACTGGTCTGGTACTCCAAGATATAACGTCCTAGTTCGTGACGAACTTCTTAACGCTGCTCCATTCCAAGTTGGTACACCACTCAATCTATATGATAACGGT